CTTCATCGTGCTGTGCTCGACGTCTTTCTTGACGCGCGCAACTTGAGCCTTCGACAGTTCCTTCACTGCCTTGTTGATTCGGCTCACGTCGCCCTTGTCGAGCTTGCACGTTGCCACTAGGTCACTCTGCTTGTCGCCCGCTATCAGAAGGCGGCCGATGAGCGCGTTACGAACGTCAGTATACGTTCGACCACGAGCGGCCACGTCGGCAAGCAATGCACGCGCAGGGGTAATGGTGTTGTCAGTCATGGTGTGTTCCATTCCGGTTGGGAATCCCAACCTAGTGAGTGATGCGGAATCGATGGCACAAGTCGCGCCAACAAGAGAACAATACACGTCGCGCCCATATATGTCAACTTCACTTGTTGGGAATCCCAACAAGTTTGTAACAGTTTGATAACGGGTCGAGGTTAGGTAAGGCTACCCTAACAAGGTGACCCCCTAGCATGGGGGGTGGGGTCGAGTCAAGACCAAAGGATTCATTCACAGCATATTCACAGGAAACTGTATGGGGGGTAGGTCGCGCATCCGTCTCCCCCAAATTCCGAAAGTTCGTCTGGGCAGAAACGTCAGAGACCATTCGACTTCCAAAAAATTTCTGATTCATCGCTAGGCAAAACTCGGCAAAGGTAGGCAGATCAGGTTAGGACACCCATGCTAGGGTCGCACGCATGAATGACTTTACGGAAGCAGAGATCGACCGGCTGCACGTCAAGCTCGCGGGCATCTATCGACGCGGGCGGCTGACGGCAGGGGAGCAGATCGCAGTGCAGGGGCTGTGGGCGCGTATCGAGCGCCTTGAGGCGTCGCGGCTGGCGATCATGATGAAGGAGGCGAAGGCTGGTGCTTGAGTTTGGGAAGCCCGAGGCGGGTCAGCCGGGACTGGTGTTCCGGAATGATTCGACGGGTGACGTGTTCATGACGGCGGTGAAGGACAAGTTCCCGCAGTTGGGGGATGTGCACATTGAGGGGCGGCGATACGTCGAGGTGAGCGTGGAGTTGTTCGCGCAGTTGGTGGCATTGGCGGGGTACCACACGGTAGACCCGAACGCAGAGGAGGAGACGGACTGATGGCACGGTGGCAGAAACCCAATACACCGGGGCTGATCAAGTACCTGGCTAGCGTGGGACTGGATGCACACCGGATTCCGGTGAGTACTGCGGACGAGACGGGATTTGACTACTGGGTGGTAGATCGGGAGGGGCGACCCGTTCGGACGGACGGCAACCGGCTGAAGACGGAGCGACGTGAGTGGCCCAGTCAGTTGGTCTACACGAACGTGATGCTGCTCATGCAGGGAGGAGCACTGCCCACGCCCCAGGTTGGGGGCAAGGACCTGCCGGAACCGAAGACGGAGTTCACGGCGGAGGAGGTCAAGGCCCACGGCGAGAAGCAGATCACCGAGCAGTTGGCCAGGGAGAAGGCGGAGATGAACAAAGAACTCCGTGCGACAACCACCAAGCGTACCCGCAAGCCCAAAGAGGAGCCAGCAGAGTGACGACGATCATCATGGTCCAGGAGGAGGATGACGTGCTGCTCGGCTGGGACTCCCTGCTGAGCCGGGGGAACGAGTCGGGGGTGCTGGTCCAGACTAAGTTCGTCGAGAACGGCGGCGTGGTCATGGGGGTGACCGGGGGCATCAACGCACTGGACATGCTGCAGTACAGTGACCTGCCCGAGTACGAGGGGCAACCGGCCCGTAAGTGGTTGGTGACGACCTGGGTACCTGCGGTCTGGGAGCGGGTGAGGGAACTGCCGGGTCTGACGGACGAGCAGGGCCAGGTGAACTTCGGCTTGCTGGCGGTGGTGGACGGGGAGGGCTTCGAGTTCGATTCGCTCCTGTCGCCCTACCAACTGGTCGAGGGTATCTACACCTCGGGGTCCGGAGCGGACTACGCCAGGGGGGCATTGTTTGCGGGGGCGGACGTGATGGAGGCGCTTCAGATTGCCTGCAGAATCGACCCTTATTCAGGTGGGCCAACGTTCGTGACGCACGCCAGCAACTACCTGACAAGTACGCGGGAGTCAGCGGCGGAATCGGGTACACTAGGGACTCCAACCGGTTGAAGGAGAAGCATGGAAAACGATAATACAGACAACGCTTGCGGCTACGCGGTCCCCGTGGACCCGATGGACTTCCTGCAGTGTGAGAGTTGCCAGTAATGACTGACACCAAGGACATCGTGACGGTCGTACCGAACGACCCGTTCGCGGAGAAGATCGAGGCGCAGGTCCACCCGGTGGTGGACAAGGTCGTCAAGGGGATGAACGAGGCCGCTAACGCGGAGTACATCCAAGTTACGGCATCGCGGGTCACCCCGAACATCCCGGCCAAGGTTCGTAGCATCATCTACGACGTTGGCATCTGGGCTGGTGTGGTCGGTGCCGTCGCGGCACCCATCGCAGCGGTGCTGACCGGTGATGCTCAGATCGCGGTGAACTCCGTGGGAGCCCTTGCACTCGCGCTGACCAACCTGCTGGCGAAGCTGAACCTGTCCAAGACAGCAGAGGACATCTCCAAGCAGACGGCCTAGCACGCAGAGCCCGGCCACACACGCCCCTCATTCCTTCGGGAGTGGGGGGCGTTGCTGTATGCTAGGTACCTAGACCTATTGGAGGAGCCATGCCCCGGGACAAGGAACCCAGTACCCCCACGATCGAGGAGTACGACGAGCAGGACCAGATGATGGCCATCGAGCAGGCGGCGAGTGTCGGTAAGGAACTGGCCCCGCTTGAGGAGAGCGTGGCCCTGAACAAGTTGCTGCTCCGCAATGCGCGGCAGAGCCTGGCCGTCATCTCGCAGAAGACGGGCATCCCGGCCGATGAGGTGGCGGAGCGACTGACGACCCTGCTGGACAACCCATCATGGCGCGATGACCTGATGGAGGAGAAGTTGCTGCTGGCCGAGGTGGCCATGCTGGTGGACGACATCCGGATGCGCATGTCCCGATTCAACGTCGAGGATGAGGGTTGGGCCTCGATGGCCCGAGTGCAGCTTGCGGCGATCAAGACCATGCTCGAACAGGTGGAGAAGCGACGCAAGGCCGTGAACGGCGAGTTGGCCGTGGTGACCCAGATGCAGGCCAAGTTGTTCGCGGAGGCCATCGCCATCGCCAAGGAGCGGGCCGTGCTGAACATCGAGCGGGAGTACCCGCACCTCGACCCCATCATCATCCACCGGGAGTTCGACGCAGCACTGCCCGAGGCCATCGCCTACCTTGAGGCGCGTGCAGATGACTAAGCCAGAGGGCCTGCTTTCTCAGTTGTACCCGGAGATTCGTCGTCAACTGATGATCGACGAGAAGAAGCGGCAGTACGTGAACAACCCGGCCGAGTGGGCCTGGGACATGCTCGGTGTGCAACTGTGGAGTAAGCAACGGGAGATTGCGGACGCGGTCCGCACGGAGCGACGTGTCGCGGTGGCTGCTGGCCACGGTGTCGGTAAGTCGTTCGTGGCGGGCATCATCTGTCTGTGGTGGTGGGACACCCACCCGCTGTCGGAGGAAGAGACATTCGTTGCGACTACCGCACCCTCGAAGGACCAGGTCGACCTGATCTGGGCTGTCATCCGTTCGATGCACGCCCGGATGAACCTGCGCTTCGAGCAGGGGCTGATTGACCACGGTATGCCGGGGTACATCACGGGCGACAACAAGTACAAGTTGAAGGACGGGCAGACGCTCGGCCAGGGGCGCAAGCCGCCAGACAGCAAGAGTGACATCGCCTTCCAGGGTCGACACGCGACCTATCTGCTGGCGATCGGTGACGAGGCAGTTGGTCTGACCGAGGGCTTCCTCAACGCGCTTGAGGTGATCGCCGTTGGTGAGAAGAACGTGATCTTGCTGCTGGCCAACCCCACCGACCCGTCCTGTGCGATGGCCCGCATTTGGCCGGACCCCGAGGGACGGGGTGGTCGTGACGGCTGGCGACTCATCCACATCTCGGTACTGGACTCACCGCTGATCACCAACGAGCCGGGCTTCGACACCAGCAAGGTGACGGGTATGTCGGGCGAGAAGTTCTTGGCCGAGGCTGAGGAGATGTACGGCGGCAAGGACGACCCGCGTTACGTTGCCCGCGTTCTGGGGCAGTGGGCGTGGGACAACGGCGTGGGTCTGTTCCCCGAGGAAATTATCGCTCGCTCCATGCGCACGGTGGTCATCCCGGACCCGGAGAACCCCAAGCGACGGTTCGGCGTTGACGTTGCCCGCATGGGTGTTGACAGCACTCAGGTGTACGAATGCCAGGAGGGCTGGGTCTGGGAGACTGACCCGGAGACCAACGTACCCACGGTGAACACCGGGGTGCCTGGTTTGTACATCCGACACGTGTCAAGCTGGAACAAGATGCCCGTGATGAGCCGTGACCCGGAGCGGCTGGGTTCTGCGAACCGTGTGGACCAACTCGCACTTGAGTACGGCGTGACGGCGGTCAACATCGACGCGGGTGGTGGACTCGGTGCGGGTCTGTTCGACGCGCTGCTGGACATCTGGGAAGAGGACAAGCGCAACCAGGGCTACTTGGTGTTCGAGGTGTACGGTAACGACATGAAGGGCATCGACCGTCGTTCGTTCCTGAACCTGCGTGCCTGGGCATTTAGCGAACTGAAGCGTAGGATGAGTGCCGGGGAGATTGACCTGGACGAGGCAGACTTCCCCCTGTTGGACGAACTGCGTGGCGTACGGGCTAAGGTGGTCAACGGCTCGGTGCTGCAGATCGAATCCAAGGAGGACATGAAGAAGCGGGGGGCCAAGTCCCCTGACCGGGCGGACGCCGTCTGGTATGCACTGCTGGACTCCATCGGCATGGCCGATCAAGTGCAGCCGGGTGAGCAGATTCAGCGCGACCCGTACGACTACGTGCTAGAGGGAATGGACTTCTATCGAGGAAGCCCACAGGGCTGGTGAGAACTGGGGTCAAAACGGTGGTAAACTGTATGGAGACTTGAACCGAAAGGTACCCAATGCCCATCATCTTTGACCCGAACCGTGGATTCCTTGACGAAAGCGCCAACGAGGTTGCTGAGCTTCGCCACCAAGTAGAGGTGCTTGAGGAGCAGTGGGACTCGGCGGCAGCCTCGATGCTGCGCCTTCGGACCGAGGACGAGGGGTGGAGCATCCTCGGCCAGGTTCAGACCAACGACGGCTTCTCGATGGATGTCCTGAAGAAGGTAGCGCACAAGGCGGAGATTCAGGCGGTGGGTAACCCACTGCTGAAGCGGGCGTTCGAGCTTCGCTTCAACCCGATCTTCAGTCGCGGCTTCCACATCGAGGTTGAGGGTGGGGAGAAGATCAAGCCCCGGTACCAGCGCAAGCTTGACAACCTCACCGTCCAGGAGGTCCTGTTCAGCGAGGTGGGCTGGGAAGCCCTAGAGAAGACTTGCTTCAATGTCGGCAACCTGTTCGTTGCCTACAACCGCATCACGGGCGACATGGCCCGTATCCCCTTTGAACAGATCACTGCGCGTTCGGTTGACCCGGACTTTCAGTCACGCACGGCCTACTACCAGTGGACCCGGACGCGCGTAGATTTCGACGGCCGGACCACTCCCCTCGTGGAATGGCTGCCGGTCGTTGAATGGTTTGCCAGCGGTCGAGACACGATCGACGAGGTTGGCAATATCCCGGTCAACCATGACTGGGTTGTGATTGACCTGCGGGTCAACACGCCGACCAACGGGCACTGGGGAATCCCCGACGTGTTCCCGGCACTGCCGTACGCATGGGCGTACAGCGAATACATCCGTGACGCGTCTAGTCTGCTGAAGGCTCTCAACCTGATCGCGTGGAAGGTCGTCGGTAAGTCTAAGGCCCAGGCCACGGCGGCGGGTGTCAGCCTGGCGGGCGCACGCAAGACGGCGGGTGTTGCGGCCATGACCGCAGGCACCGAGTTGTCGGCCATGCCCAAGGCGGGGCAGGTCAACATGGCAGACGGCATGGCGCTGGCTGCGATGGTGGCCTCGGCCACTGGTGTCCCGACACCGTCTCTCATCTCCGTCGTGCAGGGTGGCAACGCCGCTACCGTGCAGTCACTCGACGGACCCACTGTTGCAATGGCTCGCTCACGCCAGGGCCGCTGGATGGACTTCTACCGCCGTGTGTTCATGGCGATGGGTATCGAGGGCCTGAGCATTGACTTCCCGAAGATCACCGAGGACCCGATTCACCGACAGGTCGCAAGCCTGGCTACGGCTCGGGCTACCGGCGCACTGTGGGCTGACGAGTA